GGTATCGGGTGACCAGCTCGTCGATGTCGGCGCCCGAGAGCCTGCGCGCACGGCCGAGTTCGTCCAGCCGCGCCCACTCCGCGCGCCGCGCATCTGCCAGGGCGTCGAGGTCCATTTGCTTTACTGTGGCAAGTGGAGTTCGCGTGAACCCCACCCGCATTCCCTTCTAATCACTGGCATCGAGGTTATCTTGCTGCGGCTGAGGTGTGCCTTTTGGCCCCATTTTGGACACAACCGCTGCTGATCGGGCCTGATCCAACGCGGTCGCAACGGCCTCAAGATCATCATCGAACAGGTCGGCGTAGGTGTCCAACGTCATGGCTGCTGACTTGTGTCCGAGCATCTTCTGGACCGCCTTCACGTTGGCTCCAGCGGAGACAGCCAGGGAGGCCGCCGTGTGCCGGAGCTCGTGCGGTGACACAGACGGCATCTCTGGGTCAATCGCTCGCGCGCGCCGCAGTGCCCCGGCTAGCCATCCGCGGCTCGTGTGCGGGCGCTTGGGCGGCTCGCCGGCGACGTTGAATACGCGATCCTCGGCATGCATGCCTGCGACCCTGTCGGCGAGGATTGCTACAAGGAATGCCGGGAGTGGTATCTCCCGGGACTTTCGCCCCTTCGGAGTCTTGCGGTGGTCGAATGTTGCGCCAACCTGTACCGCATTGTCGACGACGCGCACTCGAGCCCGCGTAAGATCCACATTCCGAGCCTTCAGGCCAGCCATCTCTCCCCAGCGCATGCCGGTGTAGGCGAGAGTGTAGATCATCGCGCCGTGCTCGCCTGCTTCTCTTGCGAGTATGTCCACCTGGACGTGCGTGAGATAGTGCTTCTCTGGCTCCTCCCGGCGGGGAAGTTCAACGCCGCGCGCGGCGTGCGCCAAGATCTTGCGTTCGCGGACTGCGCGATCGAGGATCCCCACCAAGAGGCCGTAGTCGCGCATCACGGTCGTAGCCGCGTACGTCTGCCGAAGAGTGTCGACCCAATCCTGCACCGCCCCATGCTCGACTGCGCCGATTGGCGTGCTTCCCCATCTTGGAAGGACGCGAAGCCGCCAGGAGACCTCGAGGGAGGTGAACGCGCTCTTGGTCAGCGCCAGCTCCTTTGTCTTCATGAAGGAGGTGCCTAGTGAGCCGACGGTCTCGAGCCCGAGCGCGCGGTCGATGAACTCACCCTTGGCCTTCGAGATCTCGACGGACGCGGCGAACAGCTCCGCTTCCTTCTTCGTGCGGAAGCCGCGCTTGGAGGTCTGCTTGTGATCTGGCGTGCGATATCGGACGCGATATCGCTGCCCTGATCCGGTTTCATACTTCTCAATGGTTGCCACGTCGCCTATAGTAAGGCTCTATCACCGTAATTAGCTAGATAATCAGGGAGGATCATGAACGACAGGCTGTTGTCCATCGAGGAAGTGATGGAGAGGTTCGGGGTGACGCGCAACGCGCTCGCCCAGATGCGGTACGAGGGGCGCGGTCCCAAGTTCGTGAAGCTCAGCGTTCGCAACATCAAGTACCGCGAGTCCGACGTTGAGGCGTGGATCGCAGATCGGGTCTACTCCACAACGGCGGAGGCTGCGTGACCAAGTACACCAACCAAGGCGAACAGGAGCAGAGTGGCGAGTATGTGGATGATCCTCGACTCAAGAACCCATATGAGCGCACGCCCGAGTTCGAGTCGCTGGAGGAGGAGCTGTACCAGCATCAACCGGTCCTCTCGATCGCGGATGGCAGCATTGCCGGATGCCAGTGCATGGACCGCGTGTTCTACAAGCCTGCGGAGGATTGGGGAACGCATCTTGCCGAGGTATTTCGGGCCGTGCGCCTCCCGGACGCGACTGCTGACCCCGACACGTACAAGCCGGCGGATCGGGGGTCTGACGATGTCTGACCACAACTTCCTCATGGATGCCGAGAGCCTGTGCAGCAAGTGGGGCTTCGGCGACGGCGATGCGTTCGATGACTGGTGGTGGGACACGTACGACGAGGATGCGCCAGCGAACTCGGACGACATACTGCACGCGCTGGTTCTGGAGTATCTCGTGCCGGCGATGCGTGCCGCCAACTGGTTCCCGGTTCTGTGCCGCATCGAGACGATCCATAACCCGGTGCGGGCAGAGTCGCTGAACGGTGCGGGCGTCGACTGGTACGACGGTGAATACCCGAACTTCGACCCGCCCATCCAGGGTTCCGTGACCCGTGAGCAGGTTGAGCAGGTAGTGCAGCGGCTCACCCCGATCGAACAGACACAGAAACCGGGTGATCCGTCATGAAGGGCAACCCACTGAACTGCCCAGCGTGTGGGTATGACCCGATGGCACCACATAACGGGCTAGGCGACTGCGCGCCAGCCGAGAACCAACCGAACCGTACCCAGGAGGAGAAATGAGCGAGTGTTTCAACGCGATATGCGGGTACGACGACGAGCATGAACACGGCGACCAGTGCACCATCGACTGTCCCCGTGGCGAGGGTCGGATGAGCGCGGCGGGCGAGTGGCTCGGCCATCTGTCCGATTTGGAGGGACAGCAGGCATGAGTGGTTTCAGTCGTTCGGACAGGGCTGGCGAGGTGACCGAGTATGGCGTTGAGTACGTCGAGTACGGCGACGCGCACGTCCCGTTCGTCACCACGGCCACTGAAGATCGGTGGCTAGCGGCGAGCGTCGCGCGCCGGGAAAGCGCCACTCCGGGGATTCGAGCGCGGCTTGTTGAGCGAACCGTGACCTACGGACGCTGGCAATCGGCGGAGATGAAACCGGGTGATCCGTCATGAGGGACCAGTGCTATCGCCGTGGTTGGCCGCACGGCGAGGAGCAGGACGGCGACAACCCGTGCGTGTGCGGCGAGCCCGCGTTCCACAAGGGGCTGCACGTCTGCGACGACTGCGGCGAAAAGTGGGCCGGTGGCCGGGCACCCGAACCGGCCGATCCGGTCGCTAGTACGCCGCCGTGCGAATGTTCGTGCCACACGATGCCCGGAGTGATGCACGTCGCGGCGTGCTGCCAGGCGGGGCTCACAGCCCAAACGAACCGTACCCAGGAGGAGAAATGAGCTACGTCTGCCCGGGATGCCAAGCCAGCAACATGGCCGACGAGTGCTGGCACACGCCCCGCATGTGGTCGCTTGCCGAAGCACTCGCGGAAGGTCTGCCGGGTGGTCCCGCGACGTGGGGAACACCCGTCGATCGTGCGTGGGCTTTCATCGACGACGCCGAGGCGCTCGACGGCGACGTGGGTGAGCCGCCCTACGCGGTTGTGAGCTTCCACCCCGAGAAGCAAGATCCGTACACGACCATCGGCCTGGTCAACGGACGCTACCTGTGGGCGTTCCCGAACGATGAGGGCGACGTGACCGCGGAGTTGATCGGAGACTGCGGCGATCGCGTGACGATCCGTTCGGAGGAACCGTCATGAGCGACAACGCTCACGGTCTCGGCTTCCGCCGTCGTTGCGGATGGTGCGGTGTGCAGCTCCGCTGGTGGCAGCTCAACCTCTGTCGAGTGTGCCGCATCTACGGTGTCGTGCTCGATATGCCGAGCCCGCCGTGCCTGCAACGCTCACGCTGGGATGCCGCGCCTGACGGCATGACACAGGAACCGGAAGGTTCGGAGTGAAGACGGTGACGGTGCTCGAAGAGCACGAGGTGTTCGTGACCTTGCTGGACGGTGGACGCCCGGCGTTCTGGGAGATTCGAGAAGGCCGACCGGTGATGCTGTCCTACGCGGTGACAGCCGCGGGGCGCGAACAGAAACCGGGGGTTCAGGATCGTGGCTGAGCTGGAGTACACGCAAGAGGTCACCAGGCGGGGTGATCCGTCATGAGCGCCGCCGCACACGTAGTGTTCATCGGCCCGACATGGCTGTCTTGCCGTTGCATCCTCGGCGTTGACCACAGTCAAGAAGAGCACGACGCGTTATATGCAGACGACCAAACGAATGAGTGTCAGCATCCCGACTCGTGGTTCTCGCGCACGGTGTGTGAGTGTGACTCGATGCACTACTTCTGCACCGAGTGTGGCTTCCAAATGGATGCGTGTCGAGAACTGGCCGGACGGGAGCCGTCATGAGCGCCTGGGGCAGAGAATACAGAGAGGGCCGCGCAGATCAGGTCGAGCAGCAACGCATCGCAAACCTGATCGCAGCATCCGGGTGTCCCGCTGCGACGAACGAGGCCCGCCGCTGGGCGATCAATGAGGCACTTCGATCGCTGGGCTTCGAGCCCAGCGCCACCACTCAAGGGGGTGACCATGTCTAGCTGGGAAGACCTTCGACACCAAGAGGACAGGACGCTTGCAACTCGCAGAGCCGCGCGCGACGGAAGCGCCTTCTGGAATCACGAGGCGCAGAAGGAGGAGCGCGAGCTTGCGCGCCTCGAAATGGGTGACGACATCGACGACTAGCCCTAGCTCGTAGCTAGCTAACGCGGGGTAGACTCCCCAGCCATCATGGCGCTTCGACCTGTCCCTAGAGACACCCCGTGGACCGACGAGATCGTCGAGGCCGCCAGGGGTGAGCTTTGGGCGACCATCGACATCATCGACCCATCGACGGAAACACCCGGCACCTTCAACCCCGTGACCGATGGCATCACTGGGGCCACGCCGGCCGCCAAGAGGATCACCGGTCGCGCCGCCAGGGTTCAGCTCGTTCGCAGCTCCTTCGATGCGGCCGGATCCTTCGAGTGGAACACCAAGCAGAACGCCATCGTCGAGTACGAAGGCCAGGCCGGTGACCCCGACATCACGAAGGGAATGGTTGTTCGCCTCACGGCATCGCGCCAACCGACAAGCCTCCTTGGCCTTGCGTTCGTGGTCGACGGCCCGGGCGAATCTGACCACGTCGCCTTCCGCGTGCTGAAGGTCGTTGCAGAGTTCGGACAGAGCCCCAATGCCTAGACGCGGGCCCTTCATTGAGATCGAAGGCATGATCGGCGCCTGGCAAGATCGTGTCGTCGACCAGGCCCGCGATGCCATGATCGACACCGCGGCCGAGGGCGCAGACGGTGTCCGTAAGACGATCACGCTTTCGGTCACCAAGTGGGGCCTCGCGCGGCAGGCTGGTCTCGCTGGCCCGGCTCGAGCATCCGCGGGCCGCATTGAGGACGGCGACATGATCGGGGCCGTCGATCATCGGATCACGATCGACTCTGCAGAGCTCATTGAGGTGAAGTGGGGCTGGGAGGACCCCCAGGCCTACTACCTCATCCAGGAGTACGGCTTCGAAGAGTTCTCCACCAAGATCGCGCCTATGTTCGCGCTGCGCACCTCCCTTGACTACGCCGAGGTTTCCCTCGAAGAGAAGCTCAGGAGTATCTCGTGACCTACATTGCCGGCCCAACAGACTTCACTGGCGAGACCGAGTGCGCCAACATCATCGACCGCCTGAAGACGCTCGTGGGCGGGCGCGTCTGGGAGATTCAGGTTCCCGACGACGTTGACCTTGCTCGCGTCACCGACGGAGGAGTGAAGCCGTACATCGTAGTGCGGTTTGCGAACCCACTGTCCCTTTCCCAGGGGCGCAGTATCGCCGCTGGCGAGCAGCAGCAGCCCCACCAGATCACTTTCACTGTCATCGTGATTGGATCCGACGCCGACTCCGTGAAGAGCACAATGCGCGTCGTCAACCAGCGCCTCGTGGATTTCGAGCCATCCGACGGGGCGACCAAGATCCGCTCTCGCGGTGGCTTTTCCTACCCCAATGGGGACACTGGTTCGCGTCCGACCCGCTTCCAGAAGGCCGGCTTCTACCGGTTCAACTACAACCCTTCTTCCTAACCTTGCGAAGTGCGCGAAACGCGCCCCTAGACTCCGCGCCATGGCCCAGGAGCTCAGGACATATCGCCACGCCGACAGCGGTGGCGTTGGCGAGTACTCGCCGCGGTTCGCGGCGCGCTTCCCCGCGCTGATCGAAGCGCCCTCGGGCGCCAAGCCCCTCGCCTACACCCCCATCCCCCAGTCCGCCGTCGATGAGTACATGGCTTCCCATGGCGACGAGGACGCTCACGACGAGGACAAGGAAGACGCATGAGCAAGACGTTGCCCGGATACGAGACGCTCTTGGCTATCCCTGCCGTAGAGATCAATGGCGTGCCGTGGATGGTGACGCCGTCTGGTCTCGTTGACTACGAAGACCCGAGCGCAGCCGATCTCAACGTCTGGCTCGCCATCACGAAGCCGAGTGACATGTACGCCTCGCAGGGCGGCAACATCTCGTGCGCAGTCCTGGATGACCTGAACCTCGGACTCACCGACTCGGACACCAACGACGACAAGACGATCTGCTCGAAGGGGAATAGCGGCACGCTGACCTTCTACAACTTCGACGCGGAGCTGAACTTCAAGCGCGACAAGGACATCGCCGCCGACTCGCTCTGGAACCTCGCACGAGACCTGACGCGAGCACCGGACGTCGCATACTTCCTCGCACACCGCGTGCGCGGCCAGTTCAACTCGACGGATGTCGCCGCAGCTGGGCAGGAGTGGGACTTCTACTACGTCCACACCAACGTCCAGATCCCCGACTACAGCGATGACGACCCGATCAAGATCGGCAGCGCGTTCATCCCCAAGAACATCGTGAACGTCGGACACGTTCTCGGCGCCTGATAGGAGACCGACATGGCGAACACCGAAGTCATCACCACCGGCCACGTCGGCTGGATCGCTGGACCCGATGCTGCAATCTCCGAGGCGCACTGGGCCGACGGGCCCACCTTCAGCGAGATCGCATCGCTCGACAATGTCTCGGGCGGGGTCAAGATCGACGGCACCGACTGGAACGTCGAGGCGTCCGAACAGGTCGACGACCGCTCCTTCGCCGACCAGGCTGGGGCCCAGAGTCGTGGCCCGCTGCAGGCCAGCGGTAGCATCGAGATCTACACCCCCGGCAAGGGAGACACCTCGAGCATCCACGCCACGACCTACGAGGTCTTCCAGGCGCCGCGCACCAAGCTCGCGCTTGGCCAGCGCTTCGTGAAGCCCCAAGGCGCAGCGATTGCCGCCGGCGACGAGGTGAACCTCTTCCGCGTCATCACCGACGCGCGGCAGCACAACCGCAACGACGCCAGCCGCACCGTCGGCATCGGTCTCGTCTTCCAGGATGACGCCTGGATCAACTACATCGTGCCCGCGTCAACCCCGGTTGCTCCGACCGTGGCCGCGCAGAACAGCGTCAACCTCGAGACCCTGAGTGTCGATGACATCGCGTTCCTGAAGGTGACGTACCACGGCCGCAATATCACTTTGGGCGCAACCTACACGTCGTCCGACGAGTCGGTCTTCACCGTGAGTTCGGCCGGCATCATCATCGCCACCGGCGCGGGAACCGCAGAGCTCCTGGTGAGCTACCCCGGCGCCGCCGAACTCGACCCGATCGACATCGTCGTTACGGCCTGATAGCCAGCTACCGGGGGCGCTCACGGCGTGGGCGCCCCCATTAATCGCACCATCTAGAGAGGGAAGCTCCATGAGCATCGAAGAAACCGCGCAAGAAATCGCCGAGTCCGCCCGCGAGGGGTTCGACCTCAAGGCGAAGCTCCAGGGGCGCGGCATGCGCACCAAGACGCAGACTGTCTACACGGACGAAATCACCGGCGAGCGGCTCGGTGGTGTGGAGATGCGAGAGGAGATCAACCGACTTGGCATGCCCATGAAGGTTCCGCACTCCTGGGGCATCATGGGTGAGATCGTCGAGCTTTCGCGCACCGAGGAGCTCGAGAAGAAGAACGCCGACCAGATCGCCGCGCTGAAGGAAGAAGTGAAGTCCCTCGCGCGCGAACTGGAGCGCACCGCCCTGGATATCGAGCTTCGCGCGGTCCCGAAAGCCGTCAAGCGCGACACTCACCGGGCAGCACGAGAAGCGCTTGGGATCAGGGAGAAGGTCACGGAGAACCATCCGCGCTACGACGAGTTCGTCGAAGAGCGCGAGGCCCAGCTCATGCAGCGCGTGATCGTCTCGATTCATGACCGCGAGTCCGGCTCGACAAAGCGGCGCGTCACGATCGAGGATGCTCGGGCCCTGAATGGCTACCTGCCCGACTGGGAGTACGCGAAACTCTCAGCGGCCGTCAACGAGCTTCTCTGGGAGAATACGATCTCCGAAAAGGCGGTCGAAGACGCGGATTTCTAGCGAGGTATCTGGCGTCTTCGGCTGGAGCCGGATACCTGCTGCAAATTCGAGCCGCGAAGGCCTGGGGGTTCCTCCCGACATCCGTGATACTCGGAAAGCAGAAGTCTGGCACGCCTGGAAAATGGGACCTTCTGCTAGCTAACGCCGAGACGATCCTCGACCTAGAGCGCTGTCCACAGTGCAACCAGCCGAAGTATGTGTGCCAGAACGAGGATCCTGATATCGAGTTCCGCGTGTACGACGAGACATGCCACGCAACGGCGAAGCGTGTGCGCTACGAGAAGTCGAAGGCTGACTCAAAGGGGCGCGATGGCGTTGCCGTGGGCGTAGAAGCGTACACCCACTCTGGAACCCCGCTCGATCAGTTCCGCGGGCCCTTCTATGAGATCGAGTACGAGCGCCGACGAGAGCGAGAGGCTGCGCGTCCGATCATCCCGCGCGAGCACCCCCCCGGTTGGAAGCCGGAAACCTCGGAGTGAGCGAGTCTCCGACATCTAGACTCCGCCGCATGTCGGAGCACCCCCGGCAGAGCTGCATATATGTCCAGGAGGTGAGCGAATGAGCGACGATCTCGAATCGGAGGCAACTCTCCGACTTCGCATCATCTCTGATGCCATCCAGGCGACTCGCGACATAGACAAGTACAACGACGAGGTTGGCTTCGCTGACCAGCAGATGGCGCGCGCCGGCAAGACGGCCGGCAAGCTTCGCGATCAGCTCGAGGGCGTATCGCGATCTGCTTCGAAGGCCGGCGATGAGCTCAAGAACGCCACCAGCAGCACCGATCGCCAGTGGGATCGCCTGGTTGCTCGGGTGCGGGACGCCGAAGCGGCATATCGCTCTTTCCGCCAGGAGGTCGCTACCGGGCAGTACGCCGACATGGGCTTCGATCAGTGGTTGCAGCGCTACAACCAGACCGCGAGCAACCCGCTATCTCGCGTCGACGTGCAGGCGTACCGCGACGGCGTATCGGGTTCGCTTGTCGGCGACGAGAACCGGGACCTCAAGGAGCAGCTCTCCTTCCTGGACCAGATCGCGGCTTCGCATGACCGCAACGCGCAGGCTCGTGCCGCGGCCGACGAACGTGATCGCCAGGCGCAATGGACCTCTATCCAGAACGCGAAGCTCCTGCAGTCCGAAGAAGAGCGCATCACCCGCGAACTGCAGCAGCAGGCCGCCATGCGCGCGAACGCCTCGAGGGCGTCAGCGTTCTACGCAGGCGGTATCGACTCGCGCCTTGGCTACGCACCGACAGGAACGCGGGCCGCCGGCACGTCTCTGGCGGCCGGGCTTATCGCTCAGGAGGCCGCGTCGCAGCGCGCCAGGCGCGCACTCGAGGAGTACGACCGGCAGCTCAACTCCAACACGGTCGCATACAAGGCCTCAACGAGCGTTCTCGCGAGGCAGCTTATCGCGCAGGAAGAAGTGGCCAACTCGCTCCCGCGTATGCGCTATGCGATGTACGACGTCGCCACTACTGCCGGCATTATGTCCGCCTCGCTTATTGCGGCAGAGGCAGCAGCTCTCGCCGCCAGCGCCTCCTATGAGTCGTCCTTCACGTCTGTCGAGCGAACGGCGCACGTTAGCGAAGAGGCCGCGGAGTCCCTTCGTAGCCAGCTAATCGGACTCTCGAGAGAGATCCCGGCCACTTTCGGTGACATTGCAGGCGTGGCCACGCTCGGCGCCCAGCTGAACATCGCCTCATCCGAACTGACGAACTTCAGTGAGCAAGTCGTCCAGTTTTCGGCGACAGCTGGCACTGCGACAGACGCAACAGCAGAGGGCTTTGGTCGCATCGGACAGCTCCTCAAGGTTCCCGTCAGCCAGTACCGCAACCTTGGGTCGGCAATCCTGTACGCGGGCAACTCGTCAGTTGCGACAGAGCAGGACGTCCTGAACTACTCGCAGCGGATCGCGATCGCCGGCAACGAGACGGGCTTGCTCGCCGATCAGGTTGTTGCGCTCTCGGCGACCTACGCATCGCTCGGCATCGGTCTCGAGGCCGCCCAGGGCGCGACGCAGCGCATATTCCAGCAGATCCGCCGAGACGTCTCCGAAGGTGGTGACGCGCTCGTCAACTACGCCGCGATCTCCGGCATGACAGCCGAGCAGTTCGCCGCATCGTGGAATGCTGAGCCGCAGCGAGCCCTCTCGGCGCTCATCAACGGGCTGAGTAGGACGCAGGACCTCACGGCAGCACTCGACTCCATCGGCATTGTGGAGACCCGCGAGGTCCGTGCAATGACCGCGCTGGCCAACAACACCGACCTCTACAACCGCCTACTCGCCGAGACCAATCAGGCCTTCGCTGACGGGACCTATCTCGCATCGTCGTACTCGAAGGTGGTCGACGACCTGGCCTCGCGCTGGCAGATCTTCCTCAACTCGCTCGCCGAGTTCGGTGCTGCTGCCGGCGACGCCGTCGCGCCTCTCGCAAAGGATGTGCTGGACACCTTGTCCGACATTCTCGTGACCCTGTCGCTCATGCTGCAGACGCCCGCAGGCCAGTGGCTCGCGCAGTTCGCGCTCGGAGGCGCTGCCGTGGTGGCGGTACTTGGGCTACTGGTCACAGGTGGCGCCCTGACGATCGGCACCATGGCTGCTCTGCGCACGGCGATTTCCTCTCTCGGCTGGAGTGCGGCGGCGACCGGCGCGCGCGGATTCATGGCGGCCTTGTTTGGGGTCGGAACTGCCGCTCGTGGGACCGCGGTCGCCGTCAACGTTTTCAAGACGGCGCTCATCTCCACCGGTATCGGCGCCGTCATTGTGCTGCTCGGCTCTCTGGCTGCAGCATTTGAGCAGTCAGGCCAGTCTGCCCAGACCGCCTTCACCACCTACCTCGGGTCAACCTCTGGCCTCGCGGATGCCCTAGCTGCCGACCGGGACGCCTACTTCCAGGCGGCAATCACCGGCAATGATGAGCTGATCCACTCCTTCGTGAAGCTCACCCCCGTCGCCGCTGAGAACTCCGCTGCCCTGAGCGAGAACGCACAGATGGTTGCCAACACCGCTCAGGTGCTTGGCCTTACGCCGGGAGCCTACGACTCTGCCAACGGGGCGATTTCCGCGAACACCCAGTATCTCGGCGAGAACACCTTTGCCTGGATGCGCAACCAGCTCATGCAGTCCGAGGCGTTCCAGAACATCGTTGGCGCCGGCAAGGAAGTCACGGACTACTGGTCGGCTCTCGCGCGCGAGGGCGTCTCGATCGACGACGTCATGCGAATCGCGGCGGCCCAGGGAACACAAGCCGTCTACGACTACATCGCGGCAGCCGAGGAGCGAGCGATCGCCGCTGGAGTCAACATTCAGCGCGCCATCACCGCCGGCAAGACAGCCAGTGGCCGAGTCATCAACTACGCCGACACGGGGTTTCTCGCCAGCGGTACGGCCAAGAGCGTCAATGCCCTCGTGGATGCGTTCGGCGGCCTGCAGGCTCAGGCGCTGCTGCTAGGGTCCACGTCTAGCAAGGCGGGCGAGGCCCTTGTGCACGCCGGCGACGCGGGAGCCGACTCCTTCTCGAACTTGAACGACAAGCTTGGGGGCGGCGGCGGTGGCGGCGGAACCACTGCGCAGGTTCGAACGCTTCTCGATTACGCGAGCGACCTCGAGAAGGTCTGGAGCCGCGCCTTCGAGATCCGCTTCAGCGGCGATCAGGCCCTCGACACGATCACTTCCGGCTGGCAGAAGATCGCCCAAGCATCCGAGGACGCTCGGCAGGCGATCACCGACTACGAGCAGAAGCTCGCGGAGCTCACCGCAGACCGTTCCATCAAGGAGTACTGGCTTACGGTCGCGGAGCTCTACAAGGACGAGCTTCGTGCCGCCGAGCTGCGCGCAGATCTCGCCGGCGTCAACAGTGATATCGCGAAAACGCAGAAGGATCTCGCGAAGGAGCAGGACAAGGCTTCGATGTCCCTCGTGGGCAACAGCGAGGCGGCGATCGCCAACCGTGCCGAGATCCTCGGCCTGGTTACCGACTACCAGGGGTATCTCCGGGCCCTTGCCGCTAGCGGCGCAAGCCAGCAAGAGCTTCAGGCAAAGAGCGCGCAGCTCAAGCAGGAGTTCATCGCCCAGGCCACTCAGATGGGATTCAGTCGAGTTGAGGTCGAGAAGTACGCCGCCTCGTTCGACGACATGACGCTGGCAATCGAGCGCGTCCCGCGCAACATCACCGTGGCGGCAAACGTCAACCCCGCCATCCAGGCGCTCAATGAGCTCGAGGCCACCGCACGCAAGGTTGCCGGCGGCAACTACGGCGGGATCAACATCCCCATCAGTGGTGGAGTAAGCGACGGTGCAGCTGACGCCCTATTCGTGCAGTGGCTCCAGGACATGCGTCGCCAACACGGCGTCGCCATGTACCAGTCGGCCGCCCAGCTCGAGATCCTCCGTCGCAACTGGGACCGCGGCATCTTCGGCAACTTCTGGACTGGCGGCTACGTCGGCGACGGCGGCAAGTACACACCCAAGGGCATGGTCCACGGCGGCGAGTTCGTCTTTTCGAAGAAGGCGACGGCATTCTTCGGCAAGGACTTCCTGAACACCTGGCACCAGGCTGGCCTTGCCGGCCGAATGCCGACTGCGCCCGCCAGCTCAGGCATGCCCCCCTTCGTTGAGCTTGGCCCGGCCACGATTCAAGCGATCATCACCGGCATTCGCAACGACGTCTACATCGACGGCAAGCCCATCGCGCGAAGCGTCAGCAAGGTGAATGTGCGCAACGGCATCCTTGGAGGCTCATGATGATGTGGTTCGGAACCGAAGAATTCATGCAGTGGGTTCCTACTCCCCTGAGCGGAGCAGATCTTAGTCGCATCGGCTGGGGCGCCAACGGCACACTGCTCAGCGGCGGCGGGTACGTCACGCCCACATTCGGCTCGCACAAGAACCACGTCTTCGCCTGGAGCAACGCCTCCTCGCCCGAGGCGGCGCTCCTGATGCAGGGATACTACGAAGGAGCATGGGGCGAGGGGCTGATCTACTTCGTGGACCCCACGTCGTACCGCACCAACATTCTTCCCTCGCACTGGGCCAACCCGACGCTTGCGATCAACCACAACGCGCCGAGGCTTGTCCGCAGCACCCTCCTTCCGGTCACGAGTAGGTCGACCGACAACTTCCGCGCGAACCGGCTCCCGCTTCGCAGCATCACCTACGACGTCTCGAGCATGGATCCGGGCTACCCCGGCCACCTCGACAGCTTGTTCATTCCCGTACCGCCTGGCATGAACCTTCACCTCGGCGCCTTCCACTCGACCACTGGCGACGGCGGCATCTTCGTCGCCCCCGCGACAGGCCCCGACTTGGTCGGCACGCCGGTACCCCTGACCGAGCTGGCCAACGACGCCACTTCGATCCTCCCGGACCAGGCCATTGCGGGCGCACTGGGCGTCCGACTCTGGATGGGCAAGTCTGACGACGGAGAGGGCTCCGTGACGCTCTCCGGCATGATCGCGCGGCTCGTTTCGTCATCGAAACCGAGCCTTGGAGCCTTGGCGTATGGGCCCTGGCTGCCCGGTGAGGGCCATGCCGGCAGCCGCTTTGTCGCCCCCCCAACCCTGATCAAGTACAGCGGGGCTGGAGGTGGGCAGGTAGGCTACGCCGCGACATTCAAGGAGGTCGGGCCATGGGAGTACTAGCCACGGTCGGCGGCGTACCCCTCCCCCTTCAGCAATACTCGGTGAACGAAGCGAGCACGCCAACCACCCCCGACGACACCACTGGCAGCGTGGGCGATATCGCGATCACTCTTCCGGCGGGTGTCGAGCCGCATCGGTGGCATACCCGGCGCGGCCAGGAGCTTCGCCTCTACGACTCGCACCGCGGCAATACTGTTGGGACCCTGCTGGGCTTCGACGTCACAGAAGACACGGGCTTGCTCACAACGACCGCACCATCACGCATGGCGGCACTGAATCTCTACGATGTCCAGGCCGACCCCTTCGTTGGATCGCTCACGGGCCTGCTCGAGTACTACTTCGGCCTGGCCGGAGTCACCGACAACTTCGTGATCGATGAGTCTTTCGATGAGGTCCCCGTGGCTGCTCCCGGATGGTTCGGAGAGCTCTGGCTGAACCTAAAGGCCGTGATGTCGATCCATGGCGCGGAGATCACCCTGATCGACGGCAAGATCATCGTTCGCCCGGTGCGCCAGATCACAGCTGTCCAGGGGCGCGATATCTCGCGATCCATCGCGGGCTCCAGCTCGCCGAGCGCTCGACGGGTGGAGGTGAATCACTACGCCACCGAGCCGATCGTCGATCAACTCATCTACCCGCCCGGCGGATGGAACTCGGACGTCCCAGTTCTCACCGTCAAGGCGGGCGAGACTACATCGTTTCCGCTCGACATCGAGGCATCCGTCACCTCGATTCAGCAGCCGGTCATCCAGGAGAGTGTCGCCCCTGACTTCGCAAGCGGAAGCGTCTTCACTGTCTCTGGTGATGACGGGCTGCCGATATCGCCGGAACAGTGGAGCGCGAAGGGCGGCACCCTTTGGGTCGACATTGACCAGGACACTCTCGGTCTCACGCTGAATATCACTGCACCGAAGGGGCTTCCCAAGTCGACAGGCGGCGAGATCTCCACCTACAGCCTTGGGATGTCCAGTGATGCCAGCCCCAGCTACTCCACGCTGCGCATCATAGGTACGGGCGTGCGCTACTCGTCGACAACCTACGAGTTCCCCACCGATGCGCCAGCAGCTCAGACGCAGCAGGACATGGGAGCCTCGGTCGACACCCCGCTCCTGAACGACCTCAACGAGGTCTATCGAATTGGCGCGACACTGGCCGCTCGCTACTCGGGCACAATGCTCACGCTCAGTGGCTCCGTCACCACCGTCAACGAGCGCGGCGATAACGGCGTCGCGCGCGCTTTGAGCGTGGATGAGGTCGAGGAAGAGTATGGCGACCTGACAATTGACGAAGCCGAGGCTGCTGCGCCCTACCTGGGTGCGACCGTCAACGAGCTCGACGAGCATTGGCTCAACCTTGCTCGCGATCGACAGGTGAACCAGACGATCGGCAATGTAGCCGGCGCTCGCATCTGGGACGAGGGCAGTCGACGCTTCTATCGCGTGCGAACCTCAAGCGTGCTGCCCGAAGCGATCTCGATAGAAGCCGAGGAGGACCTCAACGTCAACGACCTTGAGGACGCATACGGCCACCTCACCGTCGACGAAGCGGACGCTCTGAACGGTGACACTACGGTCGCCGAGGCCGATCTGGCTGGGCTGCCGCTATGGTGACGTCATTCCCCCGCGCCAACCTTGACCCGGCTTCCGACGAGTGGCGTCGCGCTGTTGAGAAGCTCATCCGTGAGGCGCTCGGCGGAGCATCGAAGGCGCGTCGAGAGGTGCGCGCGTACGGCTCGGGGCAGGCTGGCGTCGTCAACGCGCTCGCTCAACGCGATGCGGAAATGTCCCAGTTGCGCGCCAGGGTTGATGGGCACGAGGAAGAAGTGGCGCCGGTCGAACCGCCACTTATCCCCACCGCGCCAACTCTCACCACGTCACTCGGATCAGTCGTTGCCGCCTGGGATGGAAACCTTCTTCGCTTCGAGGAAATTGGGGAGCCGCCAACCCTTGAGGCGCCAGCGAGGGGGTTTCGTGGCGTCCGAGCGGAGCTGCTGACCGGCAGTACCGAGATCGAAGGATCGGGTGGGCTCGTCGATGAGACGTGGACTCCAGTCGGTCAGCCGATTAGTGGTCGCGGCGGCATCGCGATCACTGATCTCCCGGTGGGTTCAGTCGCCACTGTAAGACTCGTTGCCTTCAACCTCGCCGGAGACTCGGGCCCCTCCGAGCGCGCAGAGATCGTGGTCGAAGGGGTCGTTGCCGGCCAGATCACCGAAGGCGCCGTGATCGCCGACAACATCGCTGCGAACGCGGTGGGGACGACACAACTCGTCCATGGCGCCGTGACTCGCGAGATCCTTGCAGCTCAGGCCGTGGGCCCGAACGAGATCGCCGACTTCGCCATTACGGCGCGCAAGTTCAACACATCGGCACACATTCTCTACTGAGCTTCCAGAATGCGAAAGGCCCAGCCCTAGACTCCGCGGCGCAGCACCTCGACTTCGCCGTCAACACCTAGGAGGGTCCGTGGAGACGGACAACGAATTGGATGCCCGGATTGAGCGCATCCTCACGGACAAGCTTGGCCACTTCCTCGAGGACATCTCGTGGCGCATCAAGCAGGCCTACGAGGTCACTGGACGTGTGCTCGGTGATGCCAAGGGTCAGATCTTCGCTGAAGATCTGAACCTCGGCACTGCTCACATCATCACTGGATACGTGGTCACAGCCAACAGCCCTGCTGCCGGATCAATCGCATGGACCGACGTGCATATCGTGTACGCCGGCACCGACTATGCAATCACGAACGGCAACACGGCGCAGAAGTACGCATGGTGGTCACCAATCACGACGCCGACGGCCCTGCAGACGTCGAACACCAAGCCCTCCCTTGCCAACGGTGAAGTCCTGGTTTTCATGAACAACGGCGGCACTCCCAAGGAGATGATCTCTGGGACGAACGCCTCCCTGCCGTCAGCCATCGCCGACGGCGCCGTCGACTCGTCGGCCATCCTGGCGAACGCCGTCGGCACCACCCAGCTTGCCGATGGGGCCGTGGGTGCTGCCCAGCTTGGCGCCAATGCGGTCGTTGCCGGCAAGATCGCCAATGGTGCAGTCTCCGCCTCCGCCCAGATCGCGAACGGAATCGTCGGGACCAATCAGCTCGGTGCAAACGCCGTGAACGCCTCCAAGCTCGCGGACGGGGCGGTCACGCGAGACAGTCAGCTTGGCGCCAACGTTGTCACTGCCAGCAAGGTAGCTGACGGCGCGATTGCCCGTTCCGGCAACTTCGCACCGAACGTTGTCACCTCGGCAGCTGTCGCAGATGGCGCCGTGGCGCGAGCCGGGCAGCTGGGCAATGGCGTCGTGGCCACCGCGGCCCTCGCTGCGAACGCGGTGGACTCGAGCAAGCTCGCCAATGGCGCCGTCACGCGATCCGCGCAGATGGCTGCGAATGTGGTCACCGCTACGGAGATCGCAAACAACGCCGTCGGGACCGCGCAGCTCGGTGCAAACGCCGTGAACGCCTCCAAGCTCGCGGACGGAGCGGTAAGCCGAACGGGGCAGCTCGGAGCGAACGTGGTGACGACGCCGGCCATCGCCGACAACGCAATCGTGGCGAACACAATCGCGGCGGGCGCCGTGTCCGCCGCCAAGATGAACACCCTTCAGCACCTCCTCTACTAGCTATTCCCGGGAAGGAGAGTCCCGTGAAGGTACTTCTCGCCACCCCCTGCTATGGCGGCAGCGTCATGGACAACTACCTGCGTTCGGTGCTCGTTCTTCGGGACGAGGCCACGGCGCAGGGAATCTCGCTGAGCGTGTTCACGATGTCTGGTGAGTCGCTCATCACCCGCGCGCGGAACAGTATCGTCGCCATGTTTCTCGAGGGCGACTACACCGACCTTCTGTTCGTTGACGGAGACATCGGCTTCGAACCGGAGGCCGCGTGGCGCCTCCTTCGGAGTGACCATGCGGTATGCGCTGCGCCATATCCACTCAAGCGAATCGACTGGGATGCGGCATCGCTGGCTCGAACCCCGCAGGAGGCGCGCACGCTTTCCGTGGACACTGTGGTCAACTTCGAGCCCAACGCGCGCGTCGGCGACGACGGCTTCGCCCAAGCACTCGACGCCGGCACTGGCTTCATGCGAATCACCCGCGCTGCGCTCGAGACCCTTGTTCTCGCCTACCCGGAGCTCGAGTATGAGGCGGAGGGCGGCGGGACCCGCTGGGCCCTGTTTGACACCATGCTCGACGACGGTCGCTATCTGAGTGAGGACTATGCCTTCTGCCGGCGCTGGCAGAAGCTCGGCGGCTCCGTCATGGTCGACCTGGCGGGGCCGAAGCTCACCCATCGAGGCCTTTACGAGTATGGGGCGGTGGCGTAATGGCGCTGCCCACGATCAGCAGCAACAGCCCTAGTGCAGGCTCAATTTCCTGGACCGGGTTCGGCCTCCAATACGACGGCGTGAGCTACGAGATCCCGGCGGGATCGACGGACAAGAAGTTCACTTGGTGGGAGCTTCGCGACGGAGAAGGCAATGCGTACGGAGATCGATACCTTGAGGGGGTTGGCGGCTCCCCGCTCGGCACCACGACCGCCGAAGTGCCCCCCGTCGGAACCGCTCGGCTTTGCTCCGCGCGAGACCACTACTCTAGTGCTTCTACGAAATTCGCGGTTACGCCGGGCGAGTGGATCACCGTTCGGCTTACGGCAAAGCTGGTCGCGGGCACTCGTGCACTTCGGGGTGGAATTTGGTACATCGACCGAACGTCAGGTCAGTCCTGGGACTCACTTGGCAACTTTGAGCTGATTGAAGACCTGGGCGGCGGCTGGGGGCGCTATAGCCGCACCTTCACGGTTACGTCCGGCAAGAGTACTGCCGTTCCATACGTGCAGATAGATCAGTCTTCAGGCGCGTACGACACATCTTGGGCAGTAGCGGACGTCTATGTTCAGCGGGACGCGAACGCCCCCTCCGTGCTCTCCGCCGACACCCTCCCCGAACTCGCCCCCGAAGACCTGCTGCTCTTCCTGAACCGCAACGGCGTCGGCGTGCTCGCGCCCACGGCGCAAGTTGTCGACGGCTCTCTCATCGTCTCTGGCTCGATCATCGGCGACGCGATCGCGGCCAATCAGATCGACGCCTACCACGTCAAGGCTGGCGCCATCACCGCCAACGCGATCGCGGCCGGTGCCGTCCAGGCCGAGGCCTTGGCTGCCGGCGTGATCACCACGAGCAAGCTCTCGGTCGGGACGATCAGCGACAACGCGGTCGCCAATGGCTCCTTCGAAGACGGCACCGAGGGGTGGACATCCATAGCCGCTGGCGCTGGGGCGTCCGCCGACGTCGTCACCGGCGTCGCATCCGCCGGCACAAACGCATTGCGGCTCATCCGTGGCGCGTCCGACACGGACCTGTCGATCGGACAGCACCCCGACTTCTTCATCCCCGTATCGTCTGCGGCGCTGCGCCGCTGGTACATCAACGCGCGCGCCGGCGCCGCATCTGCACTGGGTGGCGGCTTCAATTTGATCGCCTACTGGTGGCAAGCCGATAAGACGACCCCATCGGCGGTTAGCCCCGCAACCGCCATCGCGACCGACGAGGCCCTGTCGACAACATGGAGCGACTTTGAGGGCCAGGTGACCGTACCTTCAGACGCCCACTGGATGCAGATCGCTATCGTCAACTCGCTCTCTGGGTCAACGATGTTCGTCGACGAGGTGACCGCGCTCGAAGTCGTTGTCTCTGCGATGATCGGGGACGGCCAGATCAGCGCTGCGAAGCTAGCGGCGGGATCCGTAGAGGCGGAAGCCATTGCAGCCGGCGCCGTGTCGGCGGAAGCCATTGCGGCCGGCGCCATTCAGGCAAACCACATCGAGGCAGGCTCGATCCAGGTGAGTCACCTCTCCCCCTCCGTCGGAGAGAATCTCGATTTGTCGGCTAATGGCTCGATCACCGCGCTCGCGGGCCAGGTGAATCTCATCGCGTCCGACGTTGGCGATACCGCCAATCAGGTGTCTTCCATGGCGACGGCTCTCGTGGTTACGCCGAGCAATGTGCAGATCGTCAACTCCAACTCGAACTACTCCTTCGTCATTACGCCAGAGGGCGCCCAGATCACCGAAGGAGGGGTGCCCCGCGCCTCCTGGGACGCCGGGCGCATGGTGGTGCCGTCCATGGTTGTTGACGGCGCGATCATCGGCAACCACAAGTGGGAGAAGTCTGGCGCTGGGACGATCGTGAGGGCCCTCTGATGGCTACCGTATCCGGGACGTTTAGCAACCGGTCACAGTACTCGCTACGACTCACCGTCAACCAGGGACCGCAGGACTACGGATCGAACCAGACCACGGTCTACTGGAGCCTCGACATCATCGAGTCGCCAAACTGGGGCTCCTACACGCTCAGCACCCCCCTGACATGGACGGTCTGGGTCGACGGTCAGGCGTGGTCCGGCTCGACAACATACGACTTCCGCAACTACGACTCGCTGAACCTCGGATCGGGGTCCAGGGTTGTCACGCACAACGCCGACGGCACGAAGCAGATTGGCTTCAGCTCGAGCGCCGGCGGTGGAACTGTAATCGGTTCTGCATCCAACGGTGGCGATATGTGGCTGAGCACGATTCCTCGCGCCTCGACTTCGTCATTCTCTGGCGGTGCGTCGTTCGACGCCGGCTCGGCTGTCACCATCAACACGAACCGTGCGAGCAGCGGCTTCACCCACACGATCACGTACTCCTTCGGCGGCGACACGGGAACAATCGCCACGGGCGTTGGCGCCTCGACATCATGGACGCCACCGCTGAGCCTGCTCAACCAGATCCCGAACGCGGCATCTGGGACCGGCTACATCACGACCACCACTTACAGTGGCGGAACGCCGATCGGGTCCAAGAACACGACCTTCACGCTGAATGCGCCGAGCTCCGTTATCCCGACGTGGAGCGGCGTCAGCCACGCCGAGGCGAACGCTCTCGTGACGTCCAAGGTCGGCAGCGGCAAGTACGTCCAGGGCGTCTCCAAGATCACCACGACGATCACTGGCGCCGCTGGCGTCTACGGGTCGTCGATCACGCAGCAGAAGGCTGTTGTCGCTGGCCAGACCGTATCTGGCGCGAGTGGCACAACCGCTGACCCCATCGCGGCATCAGGAACCGTGCCCATCACGTTCAGCGCCACCGACAGTCGCGGTCGCACGAAGTCGCAGGTCGTGAACGTGGACGTGCTTCCCTGGGCGCCTCCAGCGCCAAGCGCCGTGCAGGCTCGCCGCGCAACTTCGGGTGGCGTCGTCGCCGAGGATACTGGGACCTACATCCGAGTCGACCTGACTGCCGCAGCGCAGTCGCTCATCAACGGCACCGAGAAGAACACGCTGCAGATCAAGGCCTACACCAGGGCTCGCGGTGCCTCAACGTGGACGCTGCGCAACACGATCAACCACGGATCGCTGACATACGACACCTCCTTCGTGATCTCGGGTGCCACCTTCGCCGCTGACTCGTCGTGGGAAGTGCGGATCGAGGTGATCGATGCCTTTGCGGTCACCGTGTCGGAGCTAGCAGTGCCGGTTGCGTCCGTTCTCATGCATCTCGGCACGAGCGGCGTCGGATTCGGCAAGTACCACGAAAATGGCGCGCTCGACGTGGGTGGAGACATCCACTCCACCGATGAGATTTTTCACCGCGGCGGCGGCATCGTACAGCCGGCCGGAATGGTCACCCAGTACGCCGGCGCCACCGCCCCCGCCGGCTGGCTCCTGTGCGACGGGTCCGCCGTGTCCCGCACGACGTATGCGGCGCTGTTCGCGGCCCTGGGGACCTCCTACGGTGCGGGCAACGGCTCGACGACGTTCAATGTCCCCAACCTCAAGGGGCGCGTTCCTGTCGGGCTGGACTCCTCGCAGACCGAGTTCGACACTCGGGGTGAGTCTGGTGGCGCGAAGACTCACACTCACTTCGAGGGAACGCTGCGTGCAGCAATCGGTGCCGTGTCAAACGACGCGGGGTCTATCGGATATCAGGCGGCCAATCCTCAGCCGGACGGCCGTGGACCCTATTCCACGGGCGCGTACTCCATCACCGGCAGCCCAAAGGGTGGAAACAACAGCTTCAACCACTACACGCCCGTCTACGGCACCACGTCGGGCGGCGACTCCTTGCAGCCCTACTTGGTCATGAACTACATCATCAAGACTTAGAGCTTGCAGTTCGAGGCAATCACCCCCTTAGACTCCGCGCCATGGCTGTGACCGACGCTCCCTTCTCCATCTGGAGCCCCGACGGCACCGAGCCGAACAAGCTGAAGAACTTGCTCCGCACGATGGCCTTGAGCATCCATGCGGCCTTCGTCAGCGTGTCTCCCTCGGGGCTCATTTCGGCCTACGCCGGCGCCACCGCCCCCACCGGCTGGCTCCTGTGCGACGGGTCCGCCGTCTCCCGCACGACGTATGCGGCGCTGTTTGCGGCGATCGGAACCACCTACGGCTCCGGTGATGGATCCACGACATTCAACGTGCCGAACCTCAAGGGGCGAGCGCCATTCGGGCGAGATGGCGGCCAGGACTCCCTGGATACCCTGGGTGAAGCCAGCGGGTCTAGCACCCACACTCACCACGAGGGCTCGCTCGCTGCAGCCATCGGCGCAGTTTCAAACGATACGAACTCGATCGGCTATCAAGCTTCGGACGCGCGGCCCGATGGACGCGGCCCGTACTCGACGGGCGCCTACTCGATAACGGGCGCCGGAAAGCCTGGAAATCAGTCGTTCAATCACTACACGAGGGTTTATGGGACAACAAGCTCAGCCTCGAGCCTGCCCCCGCTCCTTGTCGTGAACTTCATCATCAAGACCTGACCATGACTGAGTACTTCATCTTCCCGCCTGAAGTCTGGCCCGTGGTTGGGGCACTCGGCGCAGCCGCCCTTGCTGCCGGCGCCGCTGTGATTGGCCACCTCCTCGGCACCCGCCGAGCGCAGAAGGCTGATGCCGGAACCCTCGCACTAGGCATCGCGAACAATCTGCAACAGCAGGTCGCAGACCTGACTAACCGCGTCCTCTCACTCGAGAGCGACAGAAACGCCTATCGGTCGTGGTCTCACGTCCTTTGGGAACACATTCATGACTCTGGCAAGCCGCGCCTCCCGGCGCCGACGTGGCCAGAAGGGCTGTCGCGCTAAGCGCGCAGCATTCACGTAGCTAGCAAAGGGGGCCGCGTTGGCCAATCCGCGTACGGATCTCGAGGGGAATGCGGACTTCATCGCAGACCTCCTCTCCGACATGACTCGCGACTCGATCGTCGAGAAGTGGAATACATCGGCTGGTTACGTCTCCAGCCGCCGCGAGGCCATCAGGCGCGGGAATCTGCAACTCCCCACCTCGCCGAGCCCCGAGGCCCCGCCGGAGACCACTGAGATCACCACCAACGACGACGGCACGAAGAAGTTCACCATGACTCGCAATGGGCATGTGGACCTCGAGGACGCCCGAAATCTCGTGCGGTCGACGGGCGATGACCCAGACCTCTACAACTACGCCATCCGCACCATCGCCTACGGCGCCGGCCAATGGTCTAACAAGATCAGCGTGTGGCCCAAGCATGGCGTCGACATCGTCGCCAAGCTGCCCCTGAAGGAGCTCTACTCGGCCATCAAGCGTCGGCGTTCCGCGGATAGGCCCGTTCCGCGGGCAGCGGAACGCGGAACAGTGATCGTCGTCTCAGATCTTCAGATCGGCAAGACTGGCCGCCGCGGCGGGACCCCGGAGCTCCTTCAGAGACTCACGGACGCCCGCGAGAAGCTCGAAGTGGAGCTGACAAAGCGGGCGCCGGGCCGGATCCTGCTCCTTGACGGCGGAGATGGCATCGAGGGCTTCGAGTCGGGCGGCAATCCGATGTTCACGAACGATCTCAGCCTGCCGGACCAGATCGACTGCTACTCGCGAGAACTCTTCTCGTTCGTCGACTTGGCCAACAGCCATGCACCCGTCGACGTCGCCATGGTCTGCAGCAACCACGCATCCTGGCGCCACGCCAAGCAGAACCTCGGACTCCCCAAGGACGACTGGGGCATCCACGTCCACAAGCGCCTCGAGAACGAGATCTCACGTATCGAAGAAATGGATGTTGTCTTCCATTTTCCGGATGACTACGACGAGTCGATCTGTGTCGATTTCATGGGCACTCCGATCGGCCTTGTGCATGGAAACCAGTTCTCACCCGGCAAAGCGATCGATTGGTGGCAGGGGCAGACTTTCGGCGATCAAGCCGTCACGCGCGCCGATGTGCTGGTCACTGGCCACTACCACTCGTTCGGCGCCGGCGTGGCTGGTCAGAACCCCCACACCAAGCGCGAGCGCATGTGGCTCGGCGCCCCCACCATGGACTCTGGATCGGACTGGTATCGCAACATCCGCGGTCGAGACTCACTCCCCGGCGTGATGATCTTCGACGTCGGGCCCGACGGCTTCGACCTTGCTTCGCTGGCGATTCTCTGACCTAGACTTCGCAGCCATCAACCACCAACCCAAGGAGGCTCCCGTGAGTGTCTCGATTCCGTCCGACTTCTCCGTCGGCAACATCGTCAAGTCGCAGAAGGTCCGCGACGCGCTGTATGCGGCCGGCGGCCTGATCTCGATCGCCATCGTTGCCGTCAATGCCGCCGTCGCCTATCTGATCGCGCAGGACGTGGTGACCTTCCCCCTCTGGCTCGGCGTGACGAACGTCGTCTTCCCCGTGGTCGCAGCGCCGATCTTCGGCCTGGCCAAGGCGAATCCGTCGGACAAAGCAGCCGCACGAGCAAGCGGAGGCGCCTCCTGACGCGCACCCCTCTGATATAGCGTTAGCCAGCTAATCCAGAGGGGAGCGTGATCCTTACATCTCGGGTTTTGCCCTGGAGCCATAGCCGCTCCAGGGCTTTTCCTGTTGGGCCAGCTCCCCTGGCGCGTACATCTCCAGAATCTCGCGCGCCCACGCGACCTTGTCGACGACGCGCTGCCCTGACGGCTGGGACCGTGTCCAAAGCTCGAGGTTCTCGGGTCGGTTGTCGATGCGGTCACCGTTCTTGTGGTGCACGTTCTCCTCGGGAAGGAGCGGGCGGGCGAGAATCTCTTCCATGACGGTGCGGTGCTGGTATTCCACCCTCCTGGCGCCGTCGGCTCGAATCTTGGACCGACAAACGTACCCATTGCCACCAATGAACCAACCGTCGCCGTGGGGCTTCCAGGTGTTTCTGCGCCTCATTCTTGGGGCGTCGAGAGGCGTTCCCCTACGCGACCGCTCGTAGTGAAAGAGGCGTAAGTCTTTGGCCTTCATGGGCTCGGGACACCCCTTCACGGAACACGGCCTACCGGGGTCAACTCGTCGAAACGGGAGATTGAGGTCTATTCCCCTGATAGTCCTCTGGTAGTGCGTCTTGCATAACCTCTTCACTTCAGCTTGCCGATGGCACCAATCAACGCGACACTGTCGCTCCAGCTCGGCCATTAGCACTCCTCCCCCAGTATCGACGCAGGGTGGGAACGTGCCTTCTCCTCTTGAGAGATATGAGCGCATGCGCAATCGCATCGTTGCTGTCATCGTTCCCCGTGCCCGCCTCAAAAAGACCATGCCGCTCGAGGAAGTCGAACCGCTCGCGCTGGCGCGCTGCCTTGCTCACGGCAGATGGTGAGTATCCAATCAGGTCACCCTTGGCGCGACGGTCTTGCTGGATGACTGGGATGTGGTGCAGGATTCCCCACTCCTCGATCGAGCCCTCGATGGGCACGCCTGAGTAGTCGGCCGGCTCGCCATCGTCCGAGAAGATGAAGTTCTCGTATAACAGCTCGTCGACGGGCAGCTCGAGGCCGACGCGGTATTTCCAGTCAACCCAGCCCTGGATGCCGCGCCCCACCTGCCAACGGCTGAGGAGTTGGTAGGGCGTGGTGGCGTCGTAGTAGCCGAACGCGATGCCGGTCATCAGGCCTGGGTCGATGGTGAGGAGATGGGTCACCTCGATACCCCCCACACATCCTTAGCCGCATGCCCCTCGCGCTCGTTCATGCCGCCGCCCCCTTCACCGCCGGGATCCGTGACGGATCTTTGACGTTGCGGATATCCCTCCATGTCCGCAGCGTCATGCCTTCGACAGCGAAGGGGATCTCGAACTCGTCGAGCAGGTGGTCGTTTGGGCCGCCGACGATCTCATCGAGTACCTCGTGGAGCAGCTGCTTCCACTCCGATGCCTCGCGGCGCTGCTTGCCAGCCATCCAGGTGATGCGCTTCTCGATCGCGTCCACTACGGACAGGAGGTGGCGTCGGAATCGGAGCGTAGCTTCGTACCTCTCCGGCGTGCAGTTCGGATCCTCGGCGCGCTTACGCACCACCGAGTCGATGTACCAGACGTGCTCAATGAGCACGCTCATGGTCCGATGGATCGTTTCGGGTTGCTGGAAGGGCCCCGAGAACTTGCCAGTGAGAGCCAGGTCATCGGTGACCACCTCTGCAAAGTCCTCGTCGCTCATCGCAACGAGCTCCTCGACGGTGTAGTCCAGGTTGGTGTTCATTGTGCTCCTTTCGGTTGGCGGCGCGGCGCCCACGACGCCTGCCTCGTTTTTCGTAGTGCGCTTCCTATGAGAATCCCGCGCGCCCAGGCGGACGCCGACTCCCCCTCCAGCGCCGCTGCCTGAAAGAGAAGCTCGTACTCTTGCGGCGTCATGGAGACGCCGAAGTTCTTGTTGCGGGTAGCGTTACGCGGCGGCAAGACTCGCTCCTTTCGTTCGTGACGTGATCTCGATGGCTTCGGCGAGCCAAGCCTCGAACTCGCTGAAGGCCTTGAACGCCGGCCGGCGCTCGAGTCTGCTCGTGCCAGTGTTGTAGGCCAGGTCTCGTTGGCGGGCCTCGTATTGCGTGCGCTCCACTCGCTGTGCGTGCGCCCACCCCGGCTCGTCCTTGACCTGCTTCAGGTCGTCGGCGCTCGGCGTGTAGTCGAAGAACAACTCCCGCGGCATCCCGAGTGGGTCAGCACAGATAGCCGACTCGAACGTGAAGCTGCGCCCACCCTTCGGTGTTACGCCCTCCTTCCACGAGGCGCGGAGCCCGACCCTCGCTGGCGGGTGAGCTGCGTGCAGCCACCAGTAGCGAACCTCGTGCGCTGGCTTCTTCAGCTCGCCTTTTCGATGCTTCGGGACTTCTTCGCCTGGTTTCTTCTGCGCGTCGTCCGCGTAGAACTCATCGCTGAGAGCGACGATGCTGGAATGCAGCTCCACGCGCTCCCAGCGTGCGTCTCGCAGTCGATCCAGGACGTTGCGTACTGATCGACCCAAACCCGCTTCTGAAGGGCTCAGATCGACGCCGACGACCGTCCGAGTGAGCGGTGGCACGACAAGCTCACCCTCCTGAATGCTGCGACGGTAGTCAGCGAAGTACTCAGCCCAGGTTCGACCATCTCTGTTCACGGTCGGGAACTGCAGCGGTGTGCGACGATCCGCAATCTCGGCCTCTGTCTCCTCGATCTCATCGAGGTATGTCCCGGTGCTCACGAGACCAGCTCCTCAAGGCGATCGGGCACAACCTCATAGAGGAAGTTCACCTCGCACCCCATGACTGCAGACAGCCACGCCTCCTCCGAGAAGGAGCCGGGCGAGCCCGGGGCAGCCGTGAGGGCGAACTCCAGCGCCCGAGCGATGCTCTCGTAACGGTTCACGTTCTCGGGCGCAATGATGACGTGTTCGCCGTACATCGGGCCCGGCCCACCAAAGCACAGGATCCGCCCAGGCGACCCCGGCACCGCTGGGACTGGCTCGATCTTGTAGGGCAGGTTCATCGCGAGCTTCGCGCGGCGAATCATGTCCAGCTGCTCCTCTGACACATCATGTGGCCAGATCGGCAACGGTCTCACTTCAGCGCTCATGCGGCCACCGCCTTCGCCTTGCCGGCCCGCCACTTCACGGTCGACCACGGCTGCCCGATCAGCTTCGCGAGTAGGCCAGAGCTCGTCCCGAGCTCGATGATCCTTGCCGTGAGGAACTCGTTGGACTCGTTGCGATCCTTCAGCTCAAACTCCTCGAGGATCAAGTCGAGAGTTTCAGGGTTGAACCGTCCTCCCGTGTGGTCGCTCTTGTCGTAGCGGGTGCGCACGAAGTCTCGAGAGACGCCGACGATAGCGGCGATGTGCGCAAGCGACCAGATGCCATGCCCCGCAAGGAGGCGGACCGCCTCGTCCTTCTTGTGGGCATCGAAGCCCTCTCTGCGCTGGTAGATCTGCCATGCCTCACGCACGGCCTTGCGATTATCAGCCAACGGTCACTCCCTTCAGACGGACTGTGTCTATGCCCGACACGGGGCCCCGGTCGACGCGACCTTGCGCGACCAGTTCAGCGATGAAGTCCTCGACTTCACGCCTTCGGTTCTTGAATCTCGGCAGCCGGTGAATCGCCGCCAGCGCCATCGCGCCACCATTGGCGATGATGGCCTTCTCGATCGCGTTCACCTGGCGCGTTCGGAGCGACTCATCAGTGGCCTCAACCATCGTGATGACGTTGGCGACCCACTCCTCCGCCTGCTCGATGGCGATGAGTAGGTCATCCATCGTGATGTCGATGCGGCCGGCCGAGAGCGCAACAAGGGCGGCGCACCTCATGATGGTCTCTCGGAGTCGGCGGAAGGTGGGGCGTAGCCGCTCCGTGTACGCAACGTTCTGAGCGGCGACAGCATTGAGAGCAAGCTTGAATTGGCGATGCCTCTCGATCACGGATCGAGGAATCTTCATGCGGTTGGGCTTGTTGTCCGGGCGCGAGATCTTCTGGACCGCGGCGCCGAACTCGCTCGCCCACTGCTGGTACATCGCCATGCCCGATGCGACCTCTGGAGTGTCCTCGTCGATCTCGCTGTCGTCGAGGTAGTCGTCGGCCCGGTCGTCTTCGGTCGGCAGATCCCCAATCGCCCAGACGAAGCGGTTCAGAAAACCTGACTCCCAATCCTCGGGGCTCATTACGTCGGCCATGCCTTGCGGGGTGCCCATGAGGTGTGCTGTCATGAACGCCTTCGCGGACTTGCCCGAGATGTCCTTCTTTGTCGCTCGATACACAGCGCCGACGTCGCCGTCGTAGACATCCGTGATCACGCCCGGCATCTCCGAGTAGGGACCCTGGGGCTTCTTCCACTGCTGGATCTTCGTGTGCGCCTCGTCGACGTGGAACCACGTCGCTTCGCCGTCCTTGGCGATCAAGGTCTCGACGAGGGACTCGGGCGTGTGGTTGCCGCCGATGTCAGGGGTGTCGGCCAGGAGGAAGTATGCACGGTTGATGTGCTTCACCACGCGGAGCGCTTCGGTCTTTCCCGAGGCGGTCGTGCCGACGGTGGCCTGATACAGGTTCAGCGGCCGGTCATTGCCGCCCGGGCGCGGGAGCACGGCCTTGGGGGCGAAGATGATAGAGAGGACCGTCCAGCGGTTCATGCGGTAGTAGGGCAAATTGACGGTGTCGAACGTCATCTGGGCCCAGTCGATGAACCTCGTCCCCCACCATTGGCACTCGCGCGACTCGACTCGCGCGCGCTCCTCGGGAGTGAGGAACTCGATCCGCTTGACCACCTCGTAGGTGGGGCGCTCGTCTATCGGAGCCACCTCGACGGTCGACCCTTGCTCCTTGGCCACGGCGAGCTTTGCTTGGTCGACCTCGCGCCACAGCTCAAGCTCGTCGATTGCCCGCGCGTCCGAGTTGTCGAACTCGATGCCGCCGAACGTGACGGTGGAGACGCCTGAGCTCGCGGCGGCGTGCCAGACGATTGTCGCGGCCTCCTGGTCAGTGAATCCGCCTCGGATCAGGGTGGTGAGAAGTTTCTGGCGGTGCGCCCACAAGGAACCCGAGTCATCCTTCTCCGGGCGGCGACCCCAGACCCCAGCAAAGAGGTCGCCGTCGACCAGGGGGAACGATCGGTCTAGCGGGAAACCATGCCACTCCAAGAGGGGTGGACGGGTCTCGATCGGGGGCTCTTCGAACTGGCCGGCGGTTGACTTCTCGGCTGATTCCCACTGCTCGATGATCTTGTCGGTGCCCCATTGCGGGTACGTCGGCGTGTGGTCAAGAAGGATCTGTGCCGCCTGATCGACAGTCAGCGCATAGGCGTTCGATCGAGCGATCCGCCAGAGCCAGCACGCCGACGAGAATACGGTGTCGTGCCACCCTGCGCCCTCGTGCCACACATCAGGCAGGCCATCCAGTCGCGCGATGATCGTGCGAAGCTTGCGCTCTTCGGCAGCCGAGGCGACGTGGGGGATGTCACCTTCCCACTGCTCGCTTTGGTGCTGATATTCGGCCTCGGCGGCTTGGAGGTACTCGAGCCAGGCCTCGGGGAGATACTCGAGGTCGTCGACGTGCGGCGGGCCGTCCATAGGCTCACCGTCGGCGTCATACCAGACGTAGGGAGCGTTGTCGGCATCCGGGTTCAGGCTGGGCCAGGCCAGGGTGTATCTGTGATGCGACTGGATGACGTCGATGTCAGGCGCGGCCTTGCCGACGAGAGTGACGGGCTCGCGGAGCGCATAGACGTGCTGGCGACTCTCAGAGTCGGCTCCGCGCGAGGTTGATGACGGGGTCGCTGGCAGCGGCCCCAGCTTCGCCTCGAGCGCGCGGAGCTGCGCTGCCCCCTCCTTCGAGCCGTAGTTGTCGACGTCGATGCCGACAGTGCCCTCATGGCGGAGCGCGAGGTTCGCCGTGGCGGGATCCTGGGTTACCCAGTTCTCGCCACCGGGCTCCCGGAATCTGAACCCGTTGGCCATCCAGTCGGCGATCTTCTCGTCGGTGACAGAGCCGTTCTTGCCCGTAGCCCCGGCGGGTACTGGGCGCTTCCCATGTGCTGGGATCGGCGCCCAGCCGCGCTCTCGATAGAGGAGCGCGACGTCTTTATACCCTGTCACGAGCGGGGGCGCTCCTTCCGGAAATAGCTAGCTGTTATCTGCTCCCCGCCCCGGATTCGAACCGTGGACGCCTACCCATCTGGGTAGCGCTCTACCTATTGAGCTAGCGGGGACCTTGCAAGGTGACTCGTTTTCACGGAGAGTCAGACCGTCCCTATGCCCGCCAAAAGGGGCGCTCCGGCGCAGTAGTCCGGCTCTTCAGGATGTGGAGTTGTGCTGTGGAGCGACCGCCCGGGATTCGAACCCGGATAGGCCTTGCCGCTGTCGGTCGCCCCTGGGATCCCACGGCACCTCTGGGGGTCTAGTAGCTTCCCCCTCCGGCCAACACGGCCTGCTGCAGCGCGTCGGACGTCGCCGGCTGTGCCCACGAGGGCGTCGGTGCGCCTTGCGGCGCCGCCCCACCCGGCGTGGTCGCCCAGGTCGGCTGGGGGGCAGCACTGCCCACGGGGGCCGCTGCGCCACCGCCGGCAGGCGCCGCTCCCGTGAGGGTGGCGACGTAGGCCTGTGCGGCGGGAGTCTGGAAGTTGTAGGTGAGGATCAGTTCATCGGTCGGCGTCAGCCACGGCGCGACAGACTGCCCGTCAACGCGGCGCGGCGTACTCGATACGTCGCCCGGCTTGTTGAAGAAGGCAACCTCGTTCTGACCGAGTGGGTTGTAGGCGTCGGGCTCGATCGGGTCGCTGAGGACCAGGCCGATACGCTTGCCCATCATGAAGTTGACGTCAGGCAGGCGGCCAGCGAGGAGATCCTCTTCCGCGACGCCGATCGCCTTCCAGAAGTCGAAGTAGGCCTTGGCGGGCGCACCCTTCGGATTCTTCTGCGTCGGCGCGAAGCGCATGAAGAGCGGGATCCGGGCAGACAGCCAGCGCTTCGAAAGCGTGGGCGACTCGGGGACGATCTGGAACGCGACGCGCAGAGCCTTCTTGCCGGCATTGGCACCCTGGCTGGCGAAGTCGACGACTTCGACCCGCTTGTTGGGGTCGTCCTTCTTCAGGGGGACGATGGTGGCCTGGTACTCACCCCTCGGCCCCGGGGGGAACTTGCCACCACCGGAGATGGCGTCGGCCTCAGCCATCGCCTCCTGGGCGTTGGGGTCGATCTGGACCTGGAAAGACATCTTGTCTCCTCTCGATTACGCCGCGACGGCGGCGGGCTGGTTGGTCGTGGGGGCGGGCGCCTTCAGATGCTCGTCGAGCTGCGCGTAGAGCGCGAGCAGGCTGAAGTCGGTCATGCGGTTCTGAAGAAACTTGCTGTAGCGGTTCTTCGTGACGTGGATGTCGCTGTCGCCGAGGTTTGCGACAAGCTCCGTGTCGTTGCCCTCCCCCTTCTTCTGGAAGGAGAGGTGTGCGACGATCGAGGGTACGCCAGCGATCGAGTCCTTGGCGCCCCCCTGGAGCTTCGGGATGAGCGACACGGAGCCGGTCTCCTCGGTGGCGACCTTCTCGTGAAGGATGAAGATCGGCGTGATGTGCTTGGCGTTGTGCAGGCCGCGCACGATGCGCATCGTCTCCTGGTTCACTTCGCCCCATGCCTTCTGCGTGTCGAGCTGACCCTTGGAGTTGTGCGTGTTCGCGAGGAGCCACGCGACCATGACTTCCTGGAAGACGTTGAGCGTGTCGACCTGAACGAACTCGTATCCGTAGTCGTTGACGATGAGGTCATCGAGGATTGCGCGCGTGTTCCCGTAGGCATTGGGGTGCGTGGGGTTCACGTTTTCAGACTCGATCGTGAGCCGGCCATCGTGGTAGGCCTGCATGATCTCGTCATCGTTGATCAGGGACTCCGAGCCTTGGTCGATGTCGAGCAGAAGAACTCGGGGGCGGTTGGGGCGCTTCACCAACTCTGCGGCGATGCTGGTCTTGCGAGTGCCTGGGCGCCCGTACAGCAGGATGCTCTTGGGGTAGCCATAGGCGGTGTCGGTCGCGGCTGCGGACAGCCACGGCGGGGTTGCGGGTGCGGGAGCGTTCATGGTGACGGTTCCTCTCTCGTGTGTGGACGGAGTCTATGGGCGATCAGCTAGCTAATCGCGGGGTTTTCGTGATCGCATGGATATGCATGCCCTACAGGCTCGACCACCGCTTGTCGTGATGTAGGTGTTCTCTTCTGAGTACTCGTGACCCTTCGGACATGCTGTCTTGTTGGCCAAATGGTGAATCCCGTTTCTAACGCGATCAAGGGTGTTTTCACGCCTCGTGTCCCAGCGGAGGTTCGAGAGTCGATTGTTCGCCTTGTTGTCATCTGCGTGACACGCCTCCATCCCAGGTGGGCGTGCGCCAACAAAAGCCTCGAGGACGAGTTGATGAATTGCCGCGTTCCTCCTGGGGAATCCGATGCGCCTCGCGGGGAGTATCACGAAATGATGTCCACCGGTGCGAGTCCCCGGCGAGAGTATCCTGCCCGCGTAGCGACGCTGGCCCGTGGAGGTTTGAACCGTACGCGCAATCGATCTCACTCTGCCAAGATCGCTAACCTCGTACTTCCCTTCGTAGCCGCGAACTGGCCGCCACACTTCTTCCGCATCCGTCATGATGTCAGCGCCCCCGATGGCGGAGCCACATCCATGTCTGGTATCTCCGTCTTATCAAGCTCCCAGGAACAGGAATAGCAGTCCGGGTGCGACTCGAAGTCAGCAAATGCCGCGCCGCCCTCGAGGCGCGCGAAGATATCCGCGCCGCGGTCGATGAGCCCCTGCGCGTAGTCGCGGTTGTAGTCGAACGAGAGGATCCACACGTCGCGCTGACGGGTCTCGTTCTCATAGTCGGGGGCGCCGGGGTTGTCGTAGTACCCATTCCCGTCGCGGTTGATCCAGACGATCGAGCCGCGCTCGACAGGGCGCCCCTCGAGCTCCCGGCCGTGCATGTACAGAGTCTGCTGGCCGAAGTACTTGTCCATCTTGTAGACCATCTTCGCCATCTCGGACTCGAAGTCGTTGTACGAGAGGCTCGTGACGGTGTCGCTGGTGACCTTGAGCTTGTAGCCACCACGATAAGTCTTGGTGTCCTTCTGCTTCTCCCAGTGAGAGACGAAGCCGGGGAAACCTTGCTGGGCGAGGAAGTGCTGCAACAGCGCGCTCTTCTTGCGCGTGGAGCCCTTCAGATCGCCGATCTGCCAGGGCAAGTCGAGGTCGATCGTGCCGAAGATGTCGCCGTAGCCGGGGATGGTTGCGATCTTGAGTCGCCGCTCCGAATGGACACCCACCGGCAGGCCATACTCGGCGCGGATGATCCGAGCAAACTGCTCCTTCTCCGAGTCGGAGAGTTCGCTGTCCTCCTCCCAGGAGGTGAGTCGCTGGAGGCGATTCTCGATGAGGCCGTGACCGGCGGTCCCCCATTCGCGCCCGAACCAGGGGCGTTCAGCCTGGGGGCTGGTGCGCTCGATGCCGCGCATCTTCATCGCGAGGCAAAGGTCGCAGCGATCGCAGAGATCGGAGGCGCCGATGCGGGTCTGCAGGGTTCGCTCGGTGGGCATCTGCAGGAGCTTGATGATCGAGTATCGAAGCTCGTCGTCGGTAAGGATGTCCATCACTTCGCCCACCTCCTCTCTCGATACGTGATCTTGCCGGGTCGTCGTGGTGTCGACTCGGCCCGATTCGGGCGCCGTGCGCCCTTGCTGCGCCTCCTTGGAAGCCCCCCTGTGCGTGTCATCGTGAACTCCTTTCGCTTTGCGTTTCTCTGCCGTTCTGGCAGTAAGTCCACGATAACCGTATTTAGCTAGCTAATGCAACCCTCTTGTTCCGTGCGTCTCTGAGTTTTCTTGACCAGTGGTATTGGCGCCCGTTTGCCCATACGACGCCCCCCTGGACGCCCCACTGCGTATTGGATTTGCTAGCTGCCTTGCGGCAGAGCATCAGGAGAGGGCAGGGCGCGCACATCTGGCGCGCTTCCTCCTCGCTTGGCGGATTGACGTAGTCCACAAACTGAGCGGGCCGACCAATACAGGCCGGCTGCGGAGCGTCCTCATGTCGCCTGGCGATGCTCAAGGCGTGATTGAACATCTCGACGGGATCGCGCTTCACAGGGACAGCTCGAGGGTTCGGCGAGCGGATTCGACCTTGTCGCGAAGGAATTCGGGCTTGTCGAACTCGGCCTCGGTGAGTAGGTCGATCGCATCGCGCACCGCCGCCTCTCGCTGTCTCGACAATAGGTGATCCCTGAAGGCCTGAATCTGCGATTCGCGATCCTCCCGTGCGACGAGTGGACTCTCATCGACGAACTTGAGGAAGCTGCGCACGGCAGCAATCTTGGCTTCGGTATCCGTCATGGGCACCCCTCTCTAGAGAGCGGGGAGTCTAGGGCACGTCGAAGATTGCCGCTACCTGACCTTTATCGGAGGCGCGAACTGCCGGTGAAGCTCGAGCAACTGCGAACGGTTCTTGATTTGGCCCCATGTTGAGTTCCATTGACGATTGCGTTCTTCGATGGCCGGATGCCCGCTGAAGCGCCTCGAGATTGATCTGTCGGTTCGCCCCGTGCCCTCCGCGATCCAAACCGTCGGCATTCCCTCTTCGATGAGTGTGTTGATCCGAGCTACCTCCTCTTGGGTGTAGCCGCGTGGCTTCTCGCCATCCAGTAGACCCAGCGCCCTGAGCTTGCGCCTCATCACCGAGACGGTCACGCCGTACTTGAGCGCGAGCTCCCGTGGTGATGCGGACTTCGCGTCACGCCTGATGATGGCGTCCGCCGGCACTTTGCGGTTTTTCGGGTGCATCCCTGCTCCTTCCTGTTTCGCTCGTGGTTTCGCTAGTCAGCGCTGGTATACGCCTGCGGTATGTTTGCGCTGACCGAAGCCGCCTCGCGCACGCGCTCCCACAGTTGACCCGGAGTGGGCGGCAGGTGTCGGCCGAGCACTTTCAGCGAGATCTCCTGTACGCGCAGTCGCCTGTCGCCATCGGCCCACGTTTGGCACCACTTCTCCATCAGGTCTGGCGGAATCGGCGTTCCCATGTCAGTCAGCACGTCCGCCGTCATTTCTTCGTCTCACCTTCGATCGATGTGGGCAGCTGTGGTGTGTCGTGCCGCCTATCAACGCACGGCGCGAAGTGCGGGGTCTTGCACCCCTCGTTGCAGCATGGGCAGTGCTCGTAAAGGCCTGACCAGCCCATCGCGCTCGTAACTTCGGTGAAGCTCATGCTTCCTGTCCTTCCGGTTCGCCACACCGGCATGTGCGCCAGTTGAGTCCGCACAGGCCACAGCACGGATCACCCGGTCCGTTGAGCACGTACCTGAGCGCGCGCCGCGCGTCATCCAAGCTCCGCTGACGGTTCCGCTCGCCATTGATCGGCCAGGCGAATCCGTCACGTCCCTCTCTGGTACGGGCGTGGAATGTACGCGCCATACGTTCCACCTGATCGTCGGTTGGCTCCATCACTGGCCCCCATCCGTTTGGTTTCCGGTGCCGGTACTCCCGGGCTGATCAGGTACGGATTCCGCAGCGCTGGGCGACGGATCTGCCGAACTGCGTGCCAATGAGGGAAACGCCTCGATCAACGCCTTCGGCAGCAGGTAGGCGAGTCGCTGCGCGATGTTGGTGGAGAGGACCGATGGTGTCGAGTCGCCGCAGTCTGCGTACACATCCTCGATCGCCTCACGGATCGGATAGTCGAGCGCCAGGTGCAGAGCGCCCTCACCCTCGGCTAACCCGAGGTCATCGCCACCATTGCCGTCGAGCGCTCTCGCGAGCTTGTCGGCCACAGCCTCGGTTTTCGGATCGCCCCTCATGCTTCCTCCTGGGTACGGTTCTGTTGGTTTCCGGTGCCGGTACTCCCGGCGATGTCGGGTGCGGGCGCGCAGTCGCCCAGCCCGTTATGCGGTGCCATCTGGTCATACCCGCAACCCGGGCAATCCAGCGGATCACCGCTCATGACGGATCACCCGGTTTCGGAATGCCAGCCGCGAGACGGTGGGCACTCATGGCGTACCCTCATCCGTTTGGTCTTGGATGCGCTGTCGAGACAGGTCGCAGTCGCACGGCCCGACCCACTCTGGACGTGGCGCATTCACCGCACACGCCCACCAGTGCTTGGCGTGCTCGTCATGGTCACGGCGTAGGGATTCGGCCACGGAGTGAAGCAGGTTGACGACAGTGCGCGTGACGTTTGACCCGCCGACTGGATAGCCCTTCTCGATCTTCCACGCCGCGTCCTGGATGTAGTCGGCGTCAGCGATCCGCTCCGGGACGCCCTCGGGGCCGAACGGAACGTGCGGCCTTGGGATTGTGATGTGGTTCTGGCGCATCGGCCACTGCTCAGGCATCAATGGCCCCCATCCTCTTGAGCTGTGAGCGAGTCGATCGCGGCAGCGATGAGCGCGCCCGCCTTCGTCAGGTCACGCACCGGGTCTCCGGTCGGCTTCCAGTAGGCCCTATGCCACGGCCACGGGAACTCCTGGAAATCTGGCCCGTCCTCCGCACGCCAGTCCTTGCCAGGCGTGACTGTCGGCTGGCCCGTCAGTCCCATAGCCGTGTTTTCGACGTAGCAGCGAGCGGCCCAGGCAAGTTCCGCAGCATGGTCCCGATCGTGCTCAGCGGTGTACCCCTCTTCGGTGATCTGTCGCTCGCGCTCGGCTGCGATCATGTCGATTCCGTTGCTCATTTCTCCTCCTGGGTACGGTTCGGTTGGTTGGTGTAGGTGGTCATGCTGCAATTCCTCCGTTCATGGCCGCGCGAATTGCCCAGGCCTTGTTGATGAGCTGTTGCATCGAGATCTCGTCGACGCTGTCTTCGATGACGAGCTTCACGTGGGCAAAGCCGCCGTTTTCCTCGGTCATTCCGGGGCGGAAAATGCGCGCGATCGCCTGACGGTTCAGCGCCGGGTTGCCGTCGGCCTCCGAGACCCAGATGACCTTGTTGCACCGACGCTGGAACCCGTCGATGCCGGTCCCGAACGACTGCACGGTGACCACGAGGTAGTCGAACTCCCCCGCCAGGAAGGCCTGCTTGAGCTTCTCGCGCTCGGGGCGACTGAGGTCGCCGGTCCAGGTGCGCGCGTCAACGCCGGCACGCTGCATCCGACCCGCGATGAAGTGCGCACCGATCTTGGAGTCGGTGTAGATCAGTACGGGCTGGCCAGCCCAGGGCCCCTCGATGATCGAGCGAATGGGGCCGAGCTTGGCCGACGACGCCTCATCACGGAAGTACACCCGCTCGGAACCATCTTCGTCGTAGTCCAGCGAGAGCTCTGCGATCGTCACCTGGCGCAAGCGCATGCGAAGGATAGGCGGCAGGTCGACGACGAGCGGGATCTCGTTGCCCTGCCAGTCCAGAACCCAGGTCACCAGATCCTTCTGCAGCTCCTCCATCTGTGCTGCCTGCTGCGGAGTTGCCGGCAGGCGGATAACTGCCGGATCGGGAACCTGCGGCATTTCACGACGAATGTAGCAGGGCAGCGTGCCAACGAACTCACCCTGAACTCGTTCGCCAACTACTCGGGTAAGCACCCGCTCCTGGCGCCCCACCTTGACCACACGCCCCTTGGCGCTCGAGACGACCTCCGAGAGTAGATAGCGCGACTTCCACACATCATGGTTGGTCTCAACATACGGCTGACCCGTCTCAGGGTTTTCTCCTGGCCACACCCACCTCGACACCGACCACATGTTCTCGAGCGCGTTCAGGAACCACGTTCCCGAGAGTGCGCCGCGAAGCCGCGCCTTGATCGAGTAGATTGTGCGCCTCGTGGCCGACTTGCGGTTCGCGATCGCCTGGCAATTGTGAACCAGTACCCCATCTACGAAGTAGTTCGATGTCCCTGTCTCGATGTTGTAGACAGCCTCAGGGCGACTCTGAAGATTTTCTCGACGCACTGCTTCGTATCGCCCAATATCTCGCGGTTGGAGAATCGCAAGACTGTCCACCCCTGAGATGTGAGAAACGTGTCCTTCCTCACATCTCTGCTCTTCCCGGTCTTCGAATTGTGAGACTCCCCGTCGCACTCGACTGCTAGCAAAATTTCGGGCAACGCTAGGTCGATCTTGTAGTGAGTAGGCAGCTCCCCGAGGCCCCTGCGAGACCGGGTTGGCACAATGAATTCCGGCTTCCACCCCTCCCCCAGCAGGGAGAGTAGCTGCTCCTGTGGAACCGTCATGCCCCGACCGTTTCCGCCCGAAAGGTGCGCGTATGTGGCCCCAGATGCGAGTCGAGATGCCTTCTGACGCTCGACCACCTCTGGACTTCTCGATGGGTTCGCCTCCGACATGCGTCGAGATTGGGCTTCGCGGGCAGCTTGATCCCAGTTGCGCCTCGAGGTCTCCGATATCGAGCGCTTCCCATCTGGTGAAGATGCCCACCTTGCTCTCCCGGCCCGAAGGGTCGCCATGAGATCCGGACGGTTCTTCGCTCTCCAAGTGTTCGAGCATCTCCGGCCGCAGAACCTCTGCAATTGGTTTCCCCGATATGGCACGTACTCCTGCCCGCACTGCTCGCACGCCTTCACCGTGTCGCTCAAGTAGGCGATCCTCTCTGGTCAGGTCGGCAGCTGGCGTATAGCCAACACCATCAACATAAAACGGATGATTAGCCGTTGCGCCACACGGAAGAACCTCTTGACTCATCCTGCGCATTGATCCGGCAACTGTCGTAACCACGACTCGCCCGGACTCGTGATTGTAACCGTATACCTCATCCCCAGCAACGAGAGATTCAATCGCCTTCGGCCCGCGTGGGGTATCTACCAAAGTCCCCGCAACAAAACACTCGTCAAAAACGACAGCATCCAGCGGCTTGCGCGCGAACTTGCGGTAGACGCCTTTGTGCTCGCTCTTGGTCTTGAAGATGGGGAACTCGGCTGGGCCGATCTCCCCCTCCTTGCGTGGCTTGAGCTTGATTAGGCCGGTCTTCTTGTCGACGTCGTAGATCGGGCGGCCCATGTCGTCGCGCTGGATCACCGACTCCCAGTCCTTCTCACGCAGGAAGTCTGCCGTGGCGATGAAGATCCCGGGCTCGTGCTTCATGAAGGCCTCGTACTCGGCGCGTCCCGCCTTGCTGCCGTTCATGATGCGGCAGCCGAGCCGACCGTCTGACTGCAGGCGAATGCGCTCATCCCACTGCTTGTGGGTGTCGCCGAGGGCGATTAGTAGAACGCGCTCGAAGCCGCCTCGGACTATAATCTCGGCACCCACCCCAGTCTTGCCGAATCCGGGGTCGTCCCCGATGATGAAGCCTCCCGAGGTGCCGATTTGCTCGAGCGCAGCAAGGATGGCGACCTCCTGGCTGACCGTGATGCGGCCAGCTAGCTTCGCCTCTTCGTCGGAGAGCGACCAGTCACACGGGAGGAACTTCACGGCAGCACTCATGCGGCGATGTTCTCCTCGGCCCACTTGCGCACGGACTGGCCATACTGCGACGAGGGGGCCTGGACCAGCGCGACGACCGGATGCCGACCTGTCTGCGGGTCGAAAGCAGGCGTGACGCTCACGAGCGCGCCATTCGACAGCTCAAACTCGGCCGACTGCAGCTGCTCACTCGCCTCATAGTCGGCCTTGTCGAGACCGATCATGCCGAGGATCGTGGCCACTTCGCTGACGCTCGGCGTGACCCGGAAGGAGGTGGGGCCCGTGCGCACGAACTCAGCAGGGGTGGAGCTGTCGCCCGACGCCTCGACGCCCTTGGGGGCAGCCGGCTCGGCGTAGAGCTTGCCGTTCTCGATGGCCTGGTAGGCGGTGATCGTGGCGGTGGTACTCAGCCCTTCACGCGCTATGCGGAGCACGGGGATGGGGTTCTTGCCCTGCCGTGCCTGATACACGAGCACGTCGCGCCGAGCCTTGGCCGCCTCGACCCGCTTCTCGACGAGATCGCGGATCTCGCGCTCGGCAGCTTCGCGGAGTGTGCGGTACTCGTAGTCCGCCTCGCGAATGCTCGCGAGCGTCTTCTCCTGCTCCTTGGTCAGCTTCATTAGCTAGCTGTCTCCTGTCTGGTCGTCTTGCGCCACTGGAAGGCGCCTCGTGGTCGGATGATGCGGTTGTAGGGGTTGCGGAGTGGGGTGAGGCGGAACTGGTCGCCGCCCAAGTGCTCGACGTAGCAGAGGCCATAGCCCTTGGCGTAGGCCTTGCCAATGAACTGGCCGGTCACTCGTATCCCCTCTCCCCAACCCACTCGACTGGCACGTCTGGGAGGCCGAGGCGACTCATGCCGCCCTACCTTTCTGAGTGTTCCCGATCGTGTTGTTGACGCGGCAGGATCGGGAATGTGCGAGCGAGGCAGGGATGGTTTTCATGCTGGCTGCATCGGATGGCCAAGGAGGCTTTGCCCCCTGCC